TCCGGTAGTTTCTCAATACCACGCATACTGAAATTGGCATTAGATGCCTGCGGTGAGAATGAGGAACTTTCGGTAAGACCACTAAAAGAGCACTTATTTACAATATAAAATGCAACGGCACGATCAAAATTATTTACAGAAATATCATTGATCTTAACTTTACTTGAAAGAAATAATATCTTTGCCGATACTGGATCGTTATGACTTGATTTTAAATCTGCCAGAGCATTCTTCAAATCTGTTCCAAACATTTGAAGTTGCTGCCAGAAATTTACCAGAGGTTCATAAAGATCATTTGCCCAAATATTTAAGTCCGGATATTTTTTAGTAATATGAATTGCCACAGATCCACCACCAAGAAATGGTTCTCTAAACTCATTATAGTCGCGGAGGTCTGGAAAAAAAGGATCCATCTTGACGCAAGCACGGGACTTGCCGCCAGCGTAACGCATCGGAGTTTTTAGTGCTTTCATTACAGAATACCTTCAATCATATTTAAAAGTTGACTGGCATCAATTTCCTTTTTAATAGGGGAGACATTAGATGCCAAAACTGTATAATCATCTTTTTCAAGTTTAAAAGTAGCTCCTGCACCATCACATTCTGTGCGAGAATAAACAGTATTCCAATCAGTATAAGCAATAGTCATACTTTTAGTATCTACAAGTAGCATATATTCAAAAGTTTTTTGAATATCTTCATTTTTAAGTTCATTAATTTTCTTTTTTCCAGGACGCTTATTAATTAGAACGACTCTTTTACAACTTCCATTTTTATTAAAAAGACCCAGTGATCCTTTCATCTCATAAAAAATTCCAGAACAATCTACAAAATCCTTACCATCCTCATAATCACCAACATATTCAAATTGCCCATCACTCCATTTTGCAAAAGACTTTTCTTGCAAATATGTGCGAAAAGTTTTAAAGGCATTAGACTTCATTTGAGAAGTATTGGTTGCTTCAACACAACCAAAGAATTCTTCAAGATTGATGCGAGAAAAATCAATGTTCATAATAAGGTTTGCTGTATTTCAAATATTCAAGATTGGTTCTCTTGAATACATATTTATTATACTCCAAAAAGAAGAAATCAAGTCAGACCATAGACCAGTTTAAGAACTGTCTGTCTTCTTTTAGACTTATTTAAAGTTACTCTCAATCATAATCTCTGTCAGTGCTGCTAAAAGATTAATCTCTTGGTCTGCTACAAATGCCGATTGGTATTGATATTTTGCCACAATAAGAACGCAAGCAGCAATACTGGGACCATCCAGATGTTCATATAGAGCATCATACACCATACGAAGAATACTACTGGCATCATTATCAAGATTGGCAACAATCCATTTACGAACTTCCGGAAAGTTCTTTTCTTTGAGATGTTTAATGAGATCATTTACTTTAATGTCAGAGAAAGTAGCAAGAATGGCAGAATCAATGCTACCAGATACAGAATAACGTTGGAGAACATTAAGCAATTGTCTAGTATCGGGAAAATGAACTTTAATAAGTTCAAGAATAACTCTTTTATCATATTCAATATTTTGTTGATCCAGTATGTATGATACTCTTTTAAAGACATCAGACATCATTTGTGGTTTCTCATCCTTTAAAATAGGAGTATATTTGAGAACAACACATCTTGATTGTATTGGTTCAATAATTTTATTGAGATTGTTGCAAGTAAAAATGAAACAAACATTATTATGAAGTTGTTCAATAACTCCACGAAGACAGAGCATTACGTCATTTGTTGTTCCATCAAACTCATCAAAAAATATTACTTTTTTCTTATCACTAAACATAGAAACAGTTGTCCCAAAATTAATCACTTGGTTACGAACAGTATCTAAAAATCTTCCTTCGGACGAACCATTCAAAAATAGAACATCCTGTTTAGTAATCTTACAAAGAGTTTTGATAGTTTGGGTTTTGCCACATCCCTGAGAACCTTGAAGAATAAGATTTTGATTCAATTGTCCATCTTTAACAACATTAAGAAAGAAATTCTTAATGTTTTTGGGCAAAATCAAATCTTCTACAGATTCCGGAGACCATCGTTCCACCCACAAGAATGGTTTAATTTCAGTTAGTTCCATTTCCATATTAAAAAATAAAAATCAAAGGTAATAATAATTTTGGAATGTTTTGCTTCTCATTCTCCAACTAGCAGTATCCCTATGGATATTAAGCATTATAGCACACTCTTTTACAGATTCATAAACAATTCCATCAACTGAACATTTTTTCCCCATAGATTTTGAAAGATTTTTTTTATGTTCTTCTGTAAGGGGGACTCCTTTACATGGGTGTGAGTTTTTAGACCAATATTCTTTTTGTGATTTGCGCATTATATCAATAGAATCTTTTGTGTGTTTTGATCCCCATAAAGAGTTTAAAGAAGGTTTTAGCCACTCACAATATTGTTGTTCTACCAATTTAATTTCGTCACCCTCGTGAATCCATTTAACAACTTCAATAGTAAAATTATGATATCCATACTTTAAGAAATTATCATAAAGTTTCGGACAATGCATTTTACGGCTAGCACACATGGTTATATGTTTAGCAAACCTAAGCATATAATTTTTTTCGGTGCAACCAATATAATTTTCTCCAGTAATTTTGTTTCGTATTTGATAGACGCAACTCATACACTAAAACTCGTAGTATAATACTATTTAGTAAACGAGTAATTTAGACCCACGAAGGTTTTCGTTCTGGCATACGAAGATAATTAGATGCAACCCAAGGTTTGGATGCAATATACATCTTGTAAGCAGTAAAAGTGTCAATGCTGTCGTCAAGTTTATATTCATCGGGCATCGCACGGGCAAATGAGGTCACTTTGTCAATCTTACCTTTGGGAAACAAATAGTATGCCTGTAATAAGGTATTATAGCACGAATGTGTTTTATTATACCGTAAAGTATATTCATCACACAAGTTCATTCCCCATTTGATTAACCAATAGGCATTATCAATGGTTTCTGCTGCCCATCTTGTACAAGGGTGATTGCGGAAGGCACCCTTCTCTGTCTTGTAGGGGGTTCCATCGGTCTTGGGCAGAGTTCCATAGTTGTGATACCATTTGGAGGCAACTAATGACAATAACTGACAAGTTTCGAGGGGCATTTTTACTATATGCTTATCAGGAAGTGTGATTGCACTCTCAGCAGGAAATGGAGATGTGACGAAGATGTTCATTCAAAAACAGAATTTTTTGAGGTAATGTAAAACTTCTTTTGGTTTATCCTCCAAGTAATATGCTTCATTTTCATATGAGGACGATGAATTAGAAACCTTTAGGGATCTTGCGACATTATCTTCTTTATTTTTATCCAAATATGTTACAATATTTAATTTGGATCCTTTACAGTATTGTGCGACATGAGTTGCCTCGTGATACACGGTTTCATTTACATAATAACTTACTGGACTAACAGTATTTTTAATATTATTCGTGCAAATTACGAAATCTTTAGATTTTATGTATCCAACGATTTCCTTATTACGACAAATAGGAGCATTTTCTCTGACATTATAATTTGCCAACATCACAGAATTAATGATCTCCTTACCGAGAGGAGTTAAATAAAGAAGAAATTCCATTATTCAAAAGTAGAGTCTGGTTCGAGAGCAATCCAATAACGAAGATTATACTTGATATTCGTGAATTGTGAAAGAAATTTAGAAGAAACCACAACATCATAAGAACCGGAAATAATCTTACTGATGTTCTCAACTTTGAAGTTGAAGGTGAATTGATCATTTGTTTCTCCAACAATAATTGAATATTCATTTGAAGTATCGTTTTTCTTATCACGAACAACCAAACGAATAACTCCGGCATCACCAATTGCCGCAATATCAGGTAATTGATATACTGCCGCAGCCTTTACTAATTTTTCCAAAGAACCAGACTCTAATTGAAAACAAACATCTTCTGATGGAAGTTTAATTTGCTTTTCTGGAGGAGAAACGATTACATTTGGATCCGCATAAAAATACTTGACTCTTCTTTTTCCTTCACGAATAGTGATATAAGAATTTTCTCCAAAATCAAGATCTGGATCCTGAT